TGGGACGGTTGCTGTTGGTGCCACCGGAGACCAGCGGGTGAGCAGTCGAGAACAGGGCTTGCCCGTCGCCGTAAACAACAGCGGCAGAGAAACCATTGTTCAGGATCGCAGCAGCCTTCACCTGCTTGGTGTAGGCCATACCACGGGCCAGAGCCTTGGTATAACGAGCCGAGAGGCTGTCATACAGGTTGTCTTCCATCGCCTCTTCGGTGATGGAGAAACCGTAAGCAATGGTTTCGTGGTTGTAACGAGCGGTCCAGGCTTCCTGCGCATTGTCATACGCGATGGCTGCACCTTCGTTCTTCACCGGGGCTGCGGAGAAACCAGAGAGCTTGGTTTCTTCTTCGAACGAACGCTCGGAGGTCTCCGTCTCGTAGATCTCCTTGTGCTCTTCGCCGTAGCGCTTGTACTCCATGCCGAACAGGGCGTTCAGACCGGGCAGGAGTTCCTTCAGTAGTTGGGCACGTGAAATTGCCATTTTGAGTTACTCCTTAAGCAACGTAGTAGCGATGAGCGCCGAAGGTGATCTTGACGAGCACTTCTTGGCTTTGCACCAGAGCCAGCGTACCGGAAGCAGTGGTGTTTGCTGCCATCGTCAGGGTCTGCGAAGTAGCGGACGAAACCGTAGCAGCAGTGCTGACAACGCCAATCCACTGCAACTGGCCCGTAGCCGCCACCAACTGGTACATATCCGTGCCAACCGGGATCACCTGACCAACGGTCAGACCAGACACAACGATGGACGTTGAGCCGGTGCCGCTGACGTAGGTGCAGCCCGTATTGATCTGCGTATCAGGCACGAGACCCAGAACGCGGAAGTTACCAGTCGAGGACGAAGCCGCAACCACACCGCCAGCAGAGTTGCCAGTCGCGGAAGAACCCGTGGTGGTGTTACCCGCCATGTTCTGACCGACCAGAAGCTGCGTTGCCGAAGCAATGGTAGCCGTACCAGCAGCCGTCACCACAGCAGCCTTGAAGACCGTATCCGGGTCGTCGCAGATGATGGCTTCGATGTCCCCAGCCAGGGTGTTGGCAGGGTAGTACTGGGAGAACCGCTTTTGCTTGGTCACCGGATCGGTGTACGAGCAGCCCAGGAACACACCAACCGCAGCGTTACCCGTGATGGTGTTGGCCAGGATGGTCACAAAGCCGCTCGAAAGCTGGACAAAGTCACCGTAGTAAATGGCAGTGCCATAGTTGTAGGCAATCGGGTACTCTCGGGTAGAACCTGAGAATACCTGACCACCAATGAGGTTTACGGGTTTGAAGCCGTAAGGTGCATCAATCGTGGGGTATCCCATCTGAAACTCCTTAAATTACGAACCGCGTCCGAACGAAACCTCAGAGCGGCGCTCTTTGAACAGAGGCATCCGGGGATCGCTCTCGCGCATGTAGTTGTTGTCCACTGACGCCATCTGCCCATCAGCTTGACGCTGAAAGAAAGCAGACCGCTGCTCAACGAACTCCTTCGGTGTTTTGCAAAGCATCAGGCCACCGATCTGAATGCTGTCCGGAAAGCGGCCCGCGCCGGTCTCCGCAACATACGTCTCTGGATGGTCACTAGCCTTGACGGGCTCCCAGCCCTCTTGCAGCTTCATGGAAACATTGCGAGGATCGGCGTTACCAAGGGTACTCACACGAATCCAACGCATGGCATATCCAGGCTCCTCGTTTACTTGAGGAAGCACATCAGGAATCATCCACTGCTTGGGCCTCTCAGCCTTTGCTCGGGTGTCCAATTCACGGGGATTACGTTCAGCCATTTTGTTTCCTCATTTCTTCCGCAACCGCACGGGCGTACTGCTCATTGGTCAGTCCGAGCCGCTTGGCGATTTGAACTTGTGATTGCGTCAACACGATTTTTCGGGGCGCTGTGCTTCGCGTGGCGGGCGCTACAACCGACGACTTACGCTTCTCAGAGGTAAACGCTTCTGGGAAAGTTTGACGGATCTCGTTGTTGATCCGTTGGTAGTACTCGTCGCTTGTTGGGTCCACTCCGTTTGTTACAAGTTCTTTGTCGATCTCTAGCGCTACCGCCCTCATCCTGTTGTTCGTCTCGAACCACGGATTGGCTTTTAACCACGCACGGGCTTTGTCGTCTACAGGAGGCGGCGCAACGCTTGGAGCGGGTTGTACCACAGGTTCCGCAGGCTTTGCAACAGGGGGCTTGAAGTTATTGATGCGTTCAGCCTTATTGACCGCTTTTGCCAACTCTTCTTGCGCCGCAACAATACTGTCGGTATCGAACGCTTCGTGCGCTTCCTTCAGCTTTTGCTTAGCAGCATCCACCTCGTTTTGAACAACCTTTTTGGCCTGTTCAAGAAGGGCCTGCTGGCCTTGGCCCAAACTGCCCTGAAGGCGCTTGTTCTCTTCAACAAGGCTATGAGCGAGGCGCACTGCCTCTTCCCGCTCGCGCAGGGCGGCTTCCTTGGCTCGACGCTCCTCGTGATACCCCTTGGAGAAGTGCTGGATGCGCTTCTTGACCCCGTCAGAATATTGCTCCAACTCATCGTCGGTAACCTCTGCGGGGGCCTCTTTCATGGGCTTGCGGTTGCGATCTACCTCTGGCGTGTCGTCAACAACCTCAATCTCGGTGTCGCCTTCGCCTTCGATCTCAATCTGCAGCTTCTCTTCCGTAGGCTTTTCGGCCTCAATCTCGTCAGGGAATTTGAAATCCGACATATCAGCGTCCTCCCTTTTGGATACCACGAGGATCTTGGACAACCGCTTCAACGCTGTCGTCGTTGATGACCCTCCACTCAGTGCCGTGGATTTTCAGCCGCGTCCCAGAATTGGGACGAACCAGCACAAAGTCGCCCACCTTGCAGGACGGACCTGAAGGGAACCGAAGAGGGTCTTTGTAGCAGTCTGGTCCCATCTTGGCGACGAACAGAACTGGACTCAGCACTTCTTCAAAGTGCATGGTCTGCCCTGCTTTAAGCAGGCCGCTTTCGTACTCTTCTTCCGCTTTGGGCAACGCACAGAGCAAGTGGTAGGTCACCGGATCAGGCACCTGTCGGGCCTTTTCCTCGTCGGTTTGCGGCAGTACCGTGGTGTTTGCACCGTCACTCAGGAGGATTTCACTCATCGTCGTTTTCCATCTTTCGCACAAGGTCGGTTATGAAAGCATGAGCGCGTGAGAGACCCTGGATCTCACCCGTCATGAACTTGTACTCGGCGTAGTCTTTTGCCGAGCCTGAGATAAGCGCCTGTGCGATGGATTCACGGCGCTCCTCAATTTCCTTAACAACCACGTCAAACGCAGTGGTAGCCATGTGTTACTCCTTAGGTTGCGGACGAGATTGCGATGCTCGTTGTTGTGCCGCTTGTTGTTGAGAAACCCGCAGGGCTGCTTGCTGTGCCTGCTGACGCATCTTCTGCTGGTGCATCTGCTCCTTCTGCTGAAGCTCCTGCTGCGCCCTCATGGCCTTGAGCCGGGGGTCTTCGCCCTGGTTCTTCTGGGCATCAAGCTGCAAGCGTTGTGCCTCAAGCTGCAGCTTCTGCTGCGCAATCTGGAAGTCCATCTGGTCGTTCTGAGCCTTGCGTTGCACCTCGGCCTGCTTCAACTGAAGCTCCACCTGCTGCATCTGCAGGACAGGGTCCTGCGCCTGCTGTTGAGCCTGCATCTGTGCAGCCATCGCTTGGTTCTGCACCATCGTGCGTTGTGCAGCGGCAGCAATCAGCGGGGCCAGGGCCTTCTCGTCCTCAGGCGCAATCGGCGCGTTGTCCTCCTCATCCAGCGTGGGCAGGGGCACACCCAAGGCCATCTCGACCTGAGCCCGGTATGCGAACGCAGCGTGCTCTGCAATGTGCGCCATGAGTGCAGCCATCATCTGCTGCGCCATCGGGTTCTGACCCAGCGTTGCCATGATCTTGGGGTCCTGCATGAACGCTTGGTGCGTCATGAGGTGTGCCTCGTGGTCTTGGTACGCAAACGCCTTGACCGGCTTACCCCGCAGCACGTTCATGTTCTCCGTCACGGGGTCCTGGGGTTTCTGATCCTCAGGCACGGCAACCAACCGCTCAGCGTTCTTGATGCCCAACACCTCCAGCATCTGCCGATGCAACTGAGGCAGGTCGTAGATCTGCGGTGCGCCTTGAGCCAACTGCAGTGCAGCTTGATACTGCATGATCCGCTGCGCCATAGTGGCTGCGTTCGGATCGCTGACAGGGATCACTTCTACGAGGTCGTAGTCTGACTGCTTGACCGAGCGGTCGCCGCCTTCTGGCGTGTAGGAATAGTCTGCAGGAAGGAAGTCGCGGATGATGCCCTTGAGGAGCTTGAACTCCATCCTCAAGCTGGCGTGCACACGAGCCTGCACTGCACTCATGGTCTTGAGTTGGCGCTCCAGAATCGCCAGCGTGGTGCCCACCGGGGCCTGTGCGCTCATGTCGCTGACCTTCAGATCCGCGATGGCAGCAAGGCGACGGCCTTCCTCTGTGATGCGTTCCAGCAGGGCTGCAAGGACCTGACTTGGCTCCTTGTACGGCAGGGGCATGATGTTGTCCCTGACCGACCCGCTGGGGATGTCTACGTCCCTAAACTCGCCCGGAGCGATGGGGGTGTCGTCACCCTTGATCCGCAGGCCACGGCTCTTCAGACCACCGGGCAGGTTGGACAGGGTGCCAGCATCAACGAGTTGTCGGATGATGGAAGTGCCTGCTCGGGCGTAGCCGCCGATCAGATGGATGTACCCGAGTCCGTAGGCCCCGAACCCAGGGATGTACGTGTATTGAACGAAGTGTTGTCGCTTGAGCTTCTTTTTGTCTGATTCTTCCCAGTTTCGTCGGATTGCCAGAACCGTCTGAGTGCCTCTTTCAACCGTGACCACATACGGCAAAGGAACTTCATCTTCGTACCCCGGCATGTCCCAGTCTACGTGGATCTCAAGCACCTGATACCGATCATCATCGGTCAGCGTGTACCCCTGCTCTTCTGCCTTTTTCTTCTCGATGTCGGTGAAGAACCTAACAGGTTCCCCAAGCTCGGCGTCCTTATAGAACCCCGCTACCTGCAGCTTCTTGATCTCGTTCTCGGTCTTACGCATGACGTGCGTCACGCGCTCTGCGGTGTATACGTTCGACGCCCCGTAAGGCATGATGAGATCTTCTGCCGGTACAAACGGAGCAGCGGGCAGTTCTGTGCTGGGGTTCGGATAGATCTTCTTAAACGCTGCTCCTGAGAGCCCCAGGGAGTACAGCATGCGCTCATGCTCTGAGCGGTAGTCGATCATCTTCTCGGTCAGCATGTAGTTCATGTCGTCGCGGACACGCTCTGCAGCTTCTTCCTTCAGACGATCAATGGCCCCGATGATCTGCGTCTTGACCGGACCTTGGGCGGGGAAAGTCTCCGTGATCATCTCTGACTGGAACCTGATGGCAGCTTCTGTCAACAGGGGGCTGTAAACACCACAAGCCCCGTTCCATGGCTCTGTGCGCTCCTCGTACTTCATGCCAAGGACTTCTAAGCCCTTGACGAACATCTCGGCCCAGTCTTTGCGACTGTTGATGTCCGCATCTACAAGGGAGACAAGCTCTGAGGCGAGCGTCTGAAGCTCACCGTCGTCCATGTACTCTGCAAGGTTGGCGTCGAATTCGTCAGCAGTTTCAGGCTCGGGCATGAGGTCGATCTCAACACCGTCGATGCCAATCTTTACGTCATCGGGGTTCTCGATCTCAATCTCGATGGCAGGCTCGTCGCCCATCATCGCGGGGTCAAGCGGCGTCAATGCAGGGTAAAAATTGGTAGCCATATCAGTCCTCAGTAATACGCAGCCCGTCGCAGGCTACGAAATGATCTAGTCTCTTCTGGTTCATCCGACGGAAGTCGGATAAAGCCGCCGTTGCGCATGCGCATGAGCGCCTGGGTCATCGTATCAACATAGTCGTCGTGCTCACCAGCGGGGAAGGCCGCGACCTCCTCCACAAGCTCTCGCGCCCAGCGGGTGTCTGGCACCCACACACGGCCTGAGGTGAACATGTCAGACACCGCGTTCAGGCGCACTACCTTGTCGTTGCTGGTGCCTGTTTTGCCTCGGCTGGGGCTGAACTCGCTGATGGGTATGCCCATCGCCCGAAGCTCCTGAATGAGCGGCGCTCCTGCGGCTTTCTTCTCGATCAGACACGCGTCTGGTTCCCACTCGCGGTAGTACTCGCTGGCACGCTTCTTCAGATCCGGGAATGCCCACCTGCCTTTGATTGCATCGAGCAGGATGATGTGCGCGTTATCGTTGTCTTCCTCGTTGAACCACACACCCCACGTGGTGCACGCGCTGTAGTCAGCGCTGGTCTTGGTCTCGTGCGCGGTGTCCCACGACTGGATGATGTACTCGCACTCGGGCGGTTTCTCGGGCTCCCAGAGCTTCCACATCTCGCGCTTGATGACCGCTGCCACCTCTGAGGTGGGGTTCTGCATGTACTGGGACTGCCAGAACCGAGGGTCCATGCCTGCGCGTTTGGCCTGAAGCTGCTCCAGGGGCCACTGCTCGGGCCACAGAGACTTCTCCTGCGGCGTGTGCTCGTGCATGATGGCCGGAAGCTCCACGATCTCCCAGCGGTCAGCGTCAGGATTCTTGATCTGGTGGCTGATCAGCATGCCCGTGAGGTCCAACTGAGACCACCGGGTCATGATCACGATGATTGCACCACCCGGCATCAAGCGCTGCAAGGGGCCTGTCTGGAACCAATTCCACGCCGCGTCGAACGGCGTGCGTGTGCCTGCCTTGATGTCCTGTTCTGAGTGCGGATCGTCAATGACGAAGAGGTCAGCGCCCCGTCCTGCGATGCTACCACCCACACCGACGGCGTAATATTGACCTCCGGCGCTCGTAGACCACTTACCTGACGCTTTTTGGTCTTCAGAGACCTCGGTTTCAGGAAAAATAGTGTTGTACTCGGGCGTTTCTATGAGATTTCTGATGCGCCTACCGAAATCTTCGGATAGAGACGACGTGTGCGTCCCCATGATGATCTTCTTATGGGGGAATTTGCCTAGAAAATAGGCAGGAAACAGGTAAGAACTGAACTCAGACTTACCCATACGAGGCGCGATGTTGATAATTACCCGGCGTTTAACGCCAGAAATCACGTCTTCGAAGATCTGCGCCAGTTTGCGGTGGTGAGCGCCTTCCTTGAAGCCCGGATAGTTGAAATGAGCGAAGCCTAACAGGCTATTTTGGGCGGATGTGATGCGATGTCGGCGCTCTTTCTCTTCTAGGAGATCAAAAAGCTCCATTTTCTCCCGCACACTCATGGTGGGGAGCGCGGCCTGTATGGCCTGCGCCTGCTTGGGCGTCAGGAAATCAGGCAGCTTCATTGCTGAGCAGGGGAGTTACGTCCGTTGGGGTGGCATCAACCACACCCATGAACCGCGCCAGCTTCTCTTTGAGCTTGTGCTCAAGCTCCTGATCGGTGATATCCGTCTTCTTGACCTCGACACGGTCGGTGAAGAGCGCCACCTCAGTGACCCGGCCCAGTAGCTCCAGGGCACGCAAGCGTATCCGAGCGTCGGGGTGCTCTACCTCTTCGAGAATCTTCGACACCGCGTAGCCACGAAGCTCCTTGGCCTGATTGACGAACTCCCAGTCATAGGCTGTGAGCATGCCGGTGAGGTGGCGCACCGCAGCGGGCGTCTTGAGCGCCAGGAGCGCCGCTTTCTGCTTGGGATCAGTGTCGGGCTTGATGAGCGACTGGAACGCGCTCTGCGCCAGCGAAGAGGCTGCAGCCGTATCTGCCGTGTCGGCAGTGGGCGCTCCCAAGGACTCCAACCAATCTGCGGTGCTGTGCTGCGCGTCGATGAGCGTCTGTGTATCCGCTTTCTCCAACGGCACGGTGTCTGCTATGCCGCAGACAGAGGGCTCGAAGTCAAGAAGGTGATCCAGCATATTGTCGCAGGGCTTGCGCCCGAGTTGGGCGCAGTGTACATTTGCGTTTGTCTCCTTGCAAGTTCTCACTTGCTTTCTCCCTGAGTGGTCGGAAGACTGCTTTAAGCGCCCCAGGTTTCTGGGGCGTTTTTTTGTATGGTAGTGTCAAGAGTTGGACAGAAAAAGCTAGAAATTTTTATGTAGTGGTGGGGGTCGGAGAAAAACTTATGTAGGGGGTGGGTGCGCATATTGGTGTTTGAAAAATACGCAGCAATTTTGGAAAAAATGTATTGTGCGGTTGTGGATTCGTGTTCATACAACGACGCCGCACCATCACACAATCGGCCCCTCCCCCCGTACGGTGGGTTCTAGCCTACGGCAAAAGGGAATCGCAGAACCCCCATATGGTAAAATAGCATCAGCGGTTGGGGATTCGCCCTAGCTGCATCAACCGGGGGAGAAATCTCCCCCACACGGAGAGAGCATCATGAAGAAGACATTTGCACAGTTCGCATTCGCCTACGGCCAGACAGACAGGCTCACCCACGAAGCAACCGAGCATTGGCACGAGCAGTACCTGACGTTCGACGCTGAGCAGCAGGGTGAGATGCGGGTTCAATGGCTCGTCAACTACCTGATGGGCAAGCTCAAGCTCAACGAGACCAAGGCTCAGCAGATCGTCGCGGCCTCACGCAATGACCGCTCGGTGGCGCAGCAGCAGGCATATGACCGCGCTCGTGGACAGTTCACCTACCACATCGAGCGGCGTGTCAGCGCCAAGGCCGAGCCCAAGACTGCCAAGGTCCGTCTGCCTAGCGGCACGGTCGAGCGCATCGCTGAGGCCTACGTCGGCCTGACCCGTGAGCAGATCATCGCGGCGCACAACCGCGCTCTGGCTGCCCTTGACTTCGAGTGACCAACCCGGGGGAGATTTCTCCCCCACAACTGAAGGAGAGAGATCGTGTATCAACAAATCGAAGTGACCGACACGTTCGGTGGAGAGCCCAACTATTGCTGGGTCAAGCGAGGCAAGACTCGCGCCAAGACAAGGCGCGGGCTCATTGCCGCAGTCAAACGCGTGGCTGGCTGGCAAGGCTGGTGCCGCGTAGATGTGTGGGACACAGGCGGCAGCCTCATCGTGCGTCCGACGATTCGCTCTGGTGTGTGCCAGATGGCGTTCGTGTATTGGCCCGACTGAGCGTAGCCGCGATGGGGGAGATTTCTCCCCCATGCGAGTGCGCTTCGCACTAGGCGCGGTATGTGCCGCGCTTCATCTGAAGGAGAGAGTGATGAACATCATCAAAGAAGTCCGTGCTGCGTGGGTTGCACGTGAGATCAAGCGCCTGCTCCCGCAGGCCAGCAACAAGACCGAGCCAGTCGTGCAGAGGCGCAACCCTGCACGTGCTGCCCGCAAGGCGGCGAAGAAGGCGTGACAAGGCAGCATGACCAACCCGGGGGAGATTTCTCCCCCACCTCAAGGAGAGAGCAATGACAAAGCGAGAAGCCCGCAAGTGGCTGGAGTCCGCGCAACCCCTGATGGTGTGCGGCCCCCTCATCGAGTTCAAGCAGCGCCTTCAGTGGCTCAGCGAAGGCATGCTGAAGAACCACATGCAGACCCACGGACACACCCCCTGCCCGCAAGAGCAGGCCGACTATCGCACCTACAAGGAGATGCTGTGATGTACTACCTCTGCATCGGAGCAGATCCGCTCGACGACGCTTGTGGCTACGCACGCAAGAGCGATGCCCTTGACACCTTCCGTGATGTTGCGGAAGGGCTTGCCCGTTTCGGGCAGGCCATCGAGGGCACGATCCACATCGCTGCCAAGCGCAGCGAGATCGTCGAGTACCCCGACTTCGTGCTCAGCCTCGGCCCGCGTGGTGGGCTGCGCTGCGAACGTGCATGACCAACCCGGGGGAGATTTCTCCCCCACCTCAAGGAGAGAGCAATGATCAAGCAAGACCTCAGCCTGCGCTTAACGTGCCGTTACGTCGGCACCTACAGGCACCTCGACGAGTGGCGTGACGTGGGCACAGCCACGCTCACACCTGCGCGGCTTGTGCGAGAGGCCGAAGACTTCGACGAGGGCGGCACCTACCTGCGCTGGGCCACGTTCCCACGGGGACAGGACATCGACGCATCCATCCGTGCGGTGGAAGACGTGCTCACCTCATCGGGCTGCGCTCACGAGTGGGACTGCTGCGGTTGCCCCAGCGTCTACACCCGCGTCAAGCATCGGCACGGTCGGCGTGCTGTGTTCGAGACCCGCGTCACCTACAACTACTGAGGAGCAGACATGTCCAAGTCCTACAAGGGTGAAGACCGCCGCGCTGCGGCGCAGGCACACCGCGCACGCCGCACTGCGCGGCTTGATAAGTTTATTGAATCACACGATTCAAAGATTGAATCAACACGAAGTGAAAGGCCATCTCACAATGTGAAAAAAACACGTCGATGGACGTGAGTCCCGGAGACCAAGCGCCCGTGCCAGTGGTGCGGGCGCAAGAAAAGCGTTGTGGCCAAAGGGCTTTCTCTTATATATATAAATACTGATTACTTTATTTATATATATATACAAGGCTGGGAAAAAATTTACCTTCGTCTGTCTTTCCTCTCTGGCTTTTTCCCAAGCGAGTGTTATTTTATATATGTCTGCAATTTTTAAATTTTTGTTTACCTTGTGGCCACTTCTTGTTTTTTGTCTTACACTTCAACACCTTTTTGCTATCCGCACCACTGGCTCGGCCCTTCAAAGGTGGTGCCAGCTTCTGTCCAACTCTTGGCATCCGGGGAGATTTCTCCCCCGTTTTAACCTGAAGGAGACCGCCAATGACTGATGCTATAGATCGCGAGTGCCCTGTGTGCGGCACACGCAAACTGCTGCGCTTTTTCCGCCGATGGCGGGGAGCCAAGCGTGTTCTGCATGCCACGTGCAATGCGTGCGACGAGATCCCTCTGGGTGCGATGCGCCCGGCCCAACGCGAGAAAGCCTTAGACGAGGGGCGTATCAACGTCTCGCCAGTGGTAATCGAGCGCTTGAATGCACGCGATGCGCTCGTGCGGCGCACCAAGATATCTGGTGTGCAGCGGGCCGTGCACTCGGGCAAGCGTCGGCAACAGTGGGAGCATGCGCTGGGCACACGCTTACGCAAAGAGCGGGAGTGGGCGCGGCGCAATCTGATGGTGCTCCCGCCCGAGGCTGTTGGCTGGGCGGAGTTCTTCGATGGGTACATCAACGTCCTGACGGACATGATCACCCGCTTCGTGGCTGTGTACAACCGAGTCAACACACCCACGCTGCCCAACGAGACGCAGGCTGACCCTCTGACGTACGTATTCCCCGAGACCTTGCGCGCCTTGAGCATGCTCTACGCTGCCTGTCAGCCCATCCGTGGGCGCAGGCTTTTCCGTGACCCGTGGTTCCTCACATGGTACGACCACAAACCCAACCCGAAGGATTGATCATGCCCCTCAACTGGCATCAGAAAACTGTAGTGCTCTGGATACAGAACGATCCGGAGTTGCGTGACCTAGCACAGCGCTACGTCAACACCGCCCGTGCCCGCAAGGAGCGCAAAGAGAAAGCGGCGCAGCGTATGTGTGAGTGGCTGCACATGCAGGGCAGGTTCACCACGCCCGAAGGGGCGCACTTCACCACATCATCTGTTCGCCTTGCAATGATGGGGATGTAAATGACCAAATCAGACCTGATGGACCTGCTGTTTCACCATCATGGCTTGCGCCGTGATGAGGCAAGCACGATTGTCGAGCGCATATTCCGCGCCATGTCCGACACCCTTCGACGGGGCGACGAGGTGAAGATCACAAACTTCGGCGTGTTCGAGGTGCGTACACGTGCTGCCCGTCCCGGGCGTAACCCACGCACGGGGGAGTCCGTGCCTATCCCGCCTCGGCGGGTCGTCGTATTTCGTGCGGCAGAGGCGCTGCAGATTAATGAGGACATGGTGTCCTCATTGAAAGGAGAAACCGATGGACTCTGAAGATATCAGCCTGTTGGCTGTATGCGTGGTAGCCGCGTTGCTACTGATGTTTGGTGTTATTTAAGGAGAGAGTGATGAACGGATACATCGCGTTTTACAAAGGTCGCAAGGTCGAGGTCCATGCCGATACTGCCTACGCTGCACAGCAGAAGGCAGCCGCGCTGTTCAAAGCACGCAAGTCTTACGAGGTCACGGTAGTGTTGGCCGAGAAGAACGGCGAGCAAGTGACGCACACACCCACAGAGTGAAGGAGAATGCAAATGACTGACAGAACCTACAACGGCTGGTCCACGTACGAGACGTGGCTGGTGAACCTGTGGATCCAGAACGACGAGGCACTACATGCCTCGCTACACGACCTCGTCGTGTCAGCAGACACCTTGTATGATGCAAAAGAGGTGTTG